CATTATTTGTGAGTCCTATGGATTGATTCAATGCAAGATCTTGTTTAGGCTTTAATGTTTTTGTTTCAAATCTTATTACTCTTTTTATATCTGCTAAACCAGAAGAATATATTCTTGAAATAGTTTCTGATACTGGATATACTACTAAATATGGAAATTGAGGGGTATTTCTATCAATCCCAATTGAATAATATGCATAATCTTTCAGAGACTCATGAGTCTTTAAATTTTTCTTTAGAAAGGTATCAATACTAAGAATAACTTCTCCAAAAGAAGAAGTAGTCTGATTAAGCATATTATATTATGCTCCAAGTAGTAAATATGTAGTAAGGACTTATACGTCCTCTTCGTATTCTGTAATATCATTTCCTAATTCATCAATATCATACCCAGTAGCAATAGGACTAATATCCAGAGTGTTCCAACTTACTTCTAATCTTGCTTCACCGTCAGTGGACGTTAAAGCATTTAATTCTTGCTTTACTTCTTGTCTAAGTAATGCTGCATCTCCAGAAGTATTACTAGTTTCTGAAGCAAATGTCTGTTCTAGTAATTTTGCAGCTGCTAATTTTGACGCTAATTGTACTAATGCCTCTTCATAATGAGTTAATGTCATATAAAATGTATCATCAGTGACAAATATATAACCTGTCCACATCTCTTTTTTAACAATAATATCTTCAAGAGTTAAATCTGTAGTAATATTTCCAACTACTGGTGCTTCTTCATCTGGAGTAACAATAAATTCAGTAGTTGATGTAAATCTAAACTTATATACTTTTGAAACTAGATTTATCGTAGTTATGTGCTGCTTTTTGAAAGTAAAATCGAGATTTGTATTTTGTGTCAAACAATACGTATTTGGATCCTGATATTCTCCTAAACTTAAAACAGGGTAAAAAGTTTTTAGTTTAGTTCTAATCCTTGATTCTTCTTTTGATAAATATGAAATAATTCTATTACTAGTTAGTCGTGTATCTTCAAATTCTCCACTATCAAATTTGAAATACTGAGGAACATTATCTATAACATCTAACCAAGTTGCTAATAAATCTCTCATAAACGCCTTATAATAAAGGGGCTAATCTCTTAGCCCCTTTTGTGTGTGTAAGTGAATACTTAATTAAGCAGTATTCTTAAGCATGTAAGTATAATCATTATGACCACAACCACCATGATAAGAGAATTTATAAGTCATCACAATGTTGTTTGTGAAAGCTTTTTCAGATGAAGAAGCTAATGAAGCAGTAGCAGGTTTATAAACCCATAACCATTTTAGCTGACGTTTAGGATCACCCATGTACCAAGTTGTTGCAACACTTAAGTATCTTGAAGTGTAAATTTGGAATTTCTTGATACCATTAGGACCAAATGGATTAGTTGTGTGAGCAACAACAGGAGCAACATTGGCACCTTGTCCAACCATTGCAAAATTATCATTATTGAAAACTCTAAAAGCTGTAGCAGCTTTAGTTTCATGAACAACAATAATTTGTGGAACCACTGCAAGTTCAGCACCAGAAGGAGAAACCATAGCAGAAAAAGCATTAAAAGCAGCTTCAACATTAGTATAATCTGCTAATGCATTTGATGTAACAAGATTTTTGTTTGTTCTACCATCAAGAGCGGCATGATCTGCAGAATAAAAATCTGTGTTAGCATAAGCTGTGCCTTTATAGACAAAAGCTTTTGAAGCAACTTCTTTAAAAGCTGTTCTAGGAAGAACTTCCAAAGTTTGAATAACCATTTTAGCTCTGTGTTGACCACCTAGCTGTCCAATCATTCTTGCTTGGTCAAGTAGCTGACCTGTTTTGTCGTTGAAAATAGCTTCTCTTGTTACAGAGATCATACGACCAAAATCAGCCATTACAACTTGAACATCTTTCTCACCAAAATTTGTTTCTTGGTAAGACATACCTTCAAGTCTCAATTCTGGAGCTTCAGGATCTGTGAAACCAGCAATAAATTCAATATCGGTTCTTGAAGCTTCCATTTCAGAAACCAACTGATCAACATTTTCAGAATAAAGAGTATATTGATCGATAATTTCTTTGTTAATTGCAACTTTTGAAATTGTGGGAAATTGTGAACTTGAGACTGCTAATGCAACTTCTGAAGCTTCTGCACCGCGCAATCTTTCAAAATTTGGAATCGTTTCTTTTGCAATCTGACCTAAAGATAAATCAGATGTAGAAATTTTTCCAGCATTGAGTAATTCCTCAAGTTTATCAGCAACCTTTTGACCTGCAATAGCATCACTAGCTGATTCACCTTTATAGGAATTAAACATTTCAGTGATAATTCCGTTTCTCATTTCTGTTTGTACTCCAATTAATTAATTTTTTGTTAACTTTAAAAGCCCTGCAATTAATTACATAATCAATTATTAAATACCAGGACCACATAAGCCGATAGGGCCACATAATCCTTCTGGACCACATAAACCGATTGGGCCACATAAACCTTCTGGACCACAAAGACCAATAGGGCCGCATAAGCCAGCAGGACCACAAAGTCCAACAGTAGCATTTGTAGCAAACAACTTGCCAAGAGATTGTACATCAATAACTGCTTTAACAGTTGTTACTGAAACACCAACACTGCTTTCAAAGCAATGCATTAAGATGTTATCACCAGCTTTTTCAAGAGTACCACCAGCAGAAAGAGAAATTCCATCACCAATTGCAAAAGCTGCTGAATCAACAGTAGCTTCAACAATAGCTTTTCTCCAAACTGTAATTGGTGTTGTTTCATTAAGATTTGAACCTCTTTCGCAAACACCAACAAATGTTGCATCTTCTGCTTCAGCATCAAGCTTAACAGCGTATCCTGATTCATAAGAAACAAGATCACCGTTAGCAATCACAGTAGCAGCTTCAACTGGGACAGAGATTAAATCAAATCTCTCATCTCCAGGAATTCTGATTTTAACGTTCATGTTACTTCTCCAATTAATTTATTATTATTTTTACAGCATTTGAAAAATTTTACTTCTTTTTGATGCCATTAGCAATGTCATCATCTGATAATTTAGGTTTAGTTTCTGAATCTGTTGCTGAGCCTGCTGCTGAGCCATTTTGAATAACAGAACCGGTAGTTAATGATTTTCTGTCTTCCAACATGTTTTTAACGATACCAATTTCTTTTTGAGCAAATAAAGTATCCTTAAACAAAGGTGTTACAAGACGCGAGTCAATTTGTGAGTTTGTGATTTCTGTTTCAACTTCGGTTTTCCAAGCATTCAACTGTTCAACAGCTTTATACTTATCAACTTCTGCAGTCAATTCAGTGTTTTTAGTTGTTAATGCAGTAACCGAATTTGTTAATTCTGTTACTTTTGCCGCTAAATCAGTCTTTTCAGATGTTAATGCAGTAACCGAATTTGTTAATTCTGTTACTTTCTGAGATGATTGAGAAATAGCAGTCTCCTTTTCTTTTTTAGCAAGTTCAGCATTTACAATTTCTGCTACTAAAGTAGGATAGTTGGCAAGTAAATCTTGCGTAGATTTAATTTCCATCTTTAACTTCTCCTCTTGGTTTGATTGATTAGTTTGAAACTTATTTAATTTTTCCTGTACAATAGAATTATAGACTTGTAGAGCTTGACCACCTGCTGCTCCATAAGACACAATATCTGTTGACTTGTAAGCATTAATACCTACAACTTTCATTCCAGTTCTATTCTGGGCTTCATCTTTATATTCTTGACTGATTGCAGAGAAATGCATTGAGAATTGAACATCTTTTGCATTGCGCTTACATTCTTTATACAACCAGAATGTCTTTGGATTTGCTGTAAAGACAATGTCACCAACGATTTTAGTTTTATCTTCATTGAGCTTTACATTCTCATAAGTAGCAGCCCATTCAAAAACATCTCTGCCCATATAAGCATATAAATCATGATTGACATAAATCTTTGGTTTAGCCATTATAAATTCTAATATAATAGGCAAAACCTCTGTTGGAATATAAATATCATTTAAATTCCAACCAGCAGTAATAGCTTCTATCTTAGCACGTTTGGGACTATCTTCGTCACCATCATCTTCTGACATTGTAACTGATAAGCATATATCAAGTCTTTCTTTCTCATCAATTGCATCTGCCAGACCAATGTCTTTTGGATGTGTGCTTATAATCATAAATTACCTCGGTTCTTATTAACTCTTTGATTTAGTATAATATAAATAAAAGTCTAATGCAACTAGCAGGAGCATTAGAATTTAAATATATCTTTAATTGATTTAGAAACTTTTATTCCATAGGTGTTATTCTGACCAGTTTTAACATACCAAACTCCATAACTATCATACATTATTTCTAAACCATACACTGCTTGGAGTTTATTTATATTAATTCCGTATTGGTCACTTATACCAACTAGGCCACCAATTTTAAGTAACTCAAAGAAAGTCGGATTAGCTTTTTGTCCTGCATATAAACCTGGATCAACAGATGTTTTTAAAGATCTTAATTCTACACCTGGAATTAAACACTTTACTGATCCAACAATTTCACCTTTCTCATTTTGACTTACTGCTACTTCAATAGGAATGGGTTTTGACAAAATACTTAATTCTGTAAAAGATCTAGTATCATTTTTGGTATTAATAACAGTTTTACCATCTATTGATACCCATAAAGTGTCTTTTTTGAATGTTCTTACAATAGTGCTATCAGTATATTGAGTTTTTCCAGAATCAATTCTAACAACTATTTTAATCAAGCTAAGCGTCAAATCCTGTATTGAACGTAATTCAAAACCTTGATCTTCTAAAGTCTCATTTTGTCTTCTTTGTATGTCTTGATAAAAACCCATCTGCTGATAAAGTCTATGGCCTTGAGCATCTATCAACATTCGAAGTGAATCTCCTAAGGCTTTCATATTATTAGTTTGAATGGTTACAAGTCTTTCATTTTCTTTCTTTAACTCTTGAATTTGATTCCAACCAAAATAAATTGCAAATCCTAATAGTATAATTACCAATATTGATACTAACTGAGCTTTAATAGCTTCTAATAACTGTTTCATGAAGGTTGTCCTTCTATTAGCCAGCTTAATAATAATTTTAATGAAAGGGGTTTAATTTTAATTAAGCCTAATTCTTTTAAAGGTATCTTTTCAATTTTAAGATCAACTTCTACTTTTGATAATTTCTTTATTTCTTCATTAAATTCATCAATTTTTGGATGATTAAAAGGTACAAACCATCCTTCTTCTGAGGTTGGTGTATCCTTTTTCATTTCTCCATACTTCTTATATAATTTCAGCTCTTGAGCTCTATAAACATTAATTACCTTTAAAACATCATCCATAATATTAGCAATATTAAAAGATATGTCAATCGGTATTTCACTGTTTACAAGCTCTTTCATAGCTTTCTCTGAAGCTATGATTATTTCTGTTTGGACTTTCATATGTTCCTCTTTTTAAGTAAGAATGATATTTACTCTTTCTATAGAAAGAATTGTTAATTCAACAAGCTTTAATAACATGTCTTTAGTATTAATAGAAAATACATCGATATTTCCAGTTGAACTTAAATTTAATAGAATGCTTTGTGCTTCTACATTCTGTGAAGATAAAATTGATAAGTTCATAAGTTCAATTGGAGTAAATCTTAAGATGAAAGAAGCTTTATCTATTAATTTAGTATTAATTAAATTAAATAAACCAGCTTCATATTTAAAATTGTTTATCATCTTATAAGCATTAAGCATTTCTGTACTACCATCAGATTGAGAGAGGTTTACAGTCCCAATAAGAACCTGAGTAAGACTTGATTCTAATTCTATGTCAGAAGTATTTATACCCCTGACAATTTTTTGGTTATCTAAATTAGCATATATATACATTATAACTCCTTTTTATACATTTGTCCAAGCACCATTAGTATATAATCTAACTACCGAAGTACCAGTGTGATATCCCATATCACCTTCTCTATTATTAGTAGTAGGATCAGTTGCAAATCTTCCCCTCCATCTAGCAACATGCATACTATCAATTTTTATAAAAGCAGAATCAGCTGTATTCCCACAACCCATTTCTATTAAACCAATTGTAGTTCCAGCACTTACTAAAGTAGCATATAAAAATCCAGCTACACTATTTACTATTGAACCAGGTGTAAAGTTCACAATAGTATAATTACTAGTATCAGTAAATTTCTCCATAAATAAAATAGGAGTTCCACTCACATGATGTAGTGAAGCATAAGTACCATTAGAACCATCAAAAACATTTGTAGATTCGGTGGAAAACCTGCTCCCTATAATATCTCCTTTTATAGTTAATTTACCAGTAGTACCACTTCCACTTCCATTATTCCAATCTAAAAAATAGGTTGAGTCTCCAATAAACAATTTTGGACTTGAAGGATTAAAAACTGAAAATCCTGTAGTGACATTTTTTGTAGTACCAACACTTAATTCAATACCAGTACCAGTTGTGATATTTGAAAAGCTTTGATAGTCAAAATTCCAACCAGCAATTGATTTAACAGAATCATCAATTCTAAAAAGCATTCTATTACTACCATCGACAGCACTTATTCCATAGTTACCTGTCCAGTTTGTACCATCATGGGTTTGACCTAGCATTACATACTTAGTATTAGCTCCAGCACCCAAAGGTCTTGCATAGATTGAGTCAGAAGCAGCATTAATTACAATTTTAGTAGTTGATATAGTTCCAGTATATAACCATGTTTCTTCTATGGTGAATCCTGCTATTGTGCCTTTAATAGCATAAAATGAACCATCAACTCCTATACGTACAGTATCTGTACCATTTCCATCTTGAGCTACTATTTCAGTATCATCTATCCAAATACCAGTCAAAGTATCATCTTTATCTCCAGATCCTATCCTAAAATATCCACCTGCATTTATTGTTACACCAGAAGCTAATACTGTACCTAAAACACCCTGACCACCACAGAATCCTGTAGGTCCTTGAGCTCCTTGAATTCCTTGAGCTCCACAAGGACCACATGGACCCTGAGGTCCTTGTTGGCCTTGTATACCACAAATACCTTGAGCGCCTTGTTGTCCACATAAACCTTGAGGTCCTTGTTGGCCTTGTATACCACAAATACCTTG